CATGTTGCTGCGCGAAGCCGTGGCCGTGGATGACCTCGAAACCTGCGCGCAGCTCATCGAAGACCACACGGACGCCTTCCACCGCGCCCAGGTCGTTGATCTCCAGCAGCTGCACCTTGTCGTTAACTGAAAGCGTGATTCCAGCCGCCAGGGTGCCACCGCTGTGAAGCGCCGTGCCCTGCCGGGTGCAATTCCGCACCGGTCATAACCTCGAAAGGAACTGAAATGACCAAGTCTGTGAAGGCCCGTCTGGCCCTGATCCCCGCCGCCCTGGCTGCAACCGCTGGCAGCGCCTACGCTGCCGTGCCGGCCAACGTGCAAACCGCCCTGGATGACCTGAGCGCCGACGCGCTGACCGTGGCCGGCATTGTGCTTGCCGCTGTCGTGGCCGTGTACGCCTTCAAGTTCATCCGCAAGGGCCTGTAAGTCATGCCCGCCATAGCGCCGCTGCTGGCCGAAATGGGCCTCAACGCGGCCATCGTGTCTGCAGCGGTGCTATCGGCGCGCGTGGCTTTGTTCGCGGTGCGCTTCATGCGCTCCGCAGGGATAGGCCCATGGCGTTCCAAGTAGGCACCGCCTGCTACGGCACCGCCACGCAGGCGGCCCAGGCTGCGGCATCGTCGCAGCTCGGCGCTGTTGTTCAGCACGGCGGGTCGGCCCATGTGGTCGAGCTGGCCGCGCTGTCTGACAGCGGCATTTCCTACGCGCTCCGCCCAGTGGGCGGCGGCGCACCTATCACCGTCACGGCGGCCTATCAGGCCCAGCCGTGCAACCTTCTCGGCGTTGAAGACGGGCTGTCGCTCGGGTGGTCAGTCGCGGGCGTCTGGCTCGCCGTCTATGCGGTCGTGTTCATTGCCCGCACCGTCTGGCACGTAGGGGATAAAGATGATGGCAACACCTGAATTCTTCGCCGCGTTCGTCGGCGTCCTGGGGGCCGCATGGCTGATCTGCGGGCGCTGGTAGTCTCGGCTCTGGCCTTCCTGGGCGGTGCTGCTCATGCCGGCTATGCATACCCTGCTGATCCTGCGGGCTTCTCGCGCTCCGGTGGTGGTTACGGATATGCGACTTCGGCTAACGATAGTTGGTTTGGCCGAGTGGTTCATCAGCCCAACGGGCTCAGAGTGCCTGTTCCTGGCCGGGTCGTAACCATGCCAGTTTCCTACCGCCTTGCTGCAAATGCCCCGCGTATTGCCGCTGGTGTCGTCTTTGCCCATCCTGCCCTGAGAACCGCATTAGGCATTGCAACGTGGCTTGGAGCTGCCAAGTTATTTTGGGATGAGGCCAGTAAAACATGGCGACAGTTAGACGATGGCCTGACCGATGATGGCTACCAATATAGAGCGCAAACCGATGAGTGGTATTCATCGCCGGAGGATGCTTGCGGCGCGTCTGTTGCTAAGTCCAATGCTGAAGCTAATGGCCTTTGGACCTATCAGGTGTTGAGTATTGATCGGCCTAATCAGCGTTGCCGTATTAGGTCGGTTAGTGCCCCAAATCAATATGGCCAGTCGGAAACGTTTGATTCCTGGCGCCCTTATGAGAGAAGGGAGTCTACCGAGCAACTATGTCCTCCCGGATGGTTGCCTACTCCTGCCGGTTGCCTTAGCCCTGCTGTAGATCAGCCGCAGTTTGAAGATGCCTTAACGGATAATCCAATGCCTCAGACGGTGCCAAGGGAACTTCCCTATCCTACGCCGTTACCCGTTGAGCCTAGCCCTGGCCCATGGATTAATCCTGAGCCTGGCCCCGATCCTGTCCATCGTCCCCGGTTCGTGCCTATGGGCGATCCTTTGCCTAATCCGGAATATGACCCTAACGCGGAACCTAGTCCGCAGAATCAGCCCTATATTCGGCCTGGCATAAGAATTAACCCATCGCCCGACCCTGATAATCCTTGGCGCGTTGACTTAGAGCCTGTTAATCGTCCGTCGAATACCAATGATCCTTCGCAGGGAGAAGAAAACGAGCCAGGAGAAAACGACAAGCCAAAACCCGAGGAACAGCAGTCCCTTTGTGAGAAACACCCGGATATTGTCGCCTGTCAGAAACTAGGCACATTGAGCCCGACGCCACTGCAACAAAGCACCGTCCCTCTTGCGATAAACCGGGAGGAGGGTTTCGGCCCCGCTGATGGCATGTGTCCCGCGCCAAAGGAGTTCGTTGTCATGGGCAAGCAAATGGCGTTTCGCTGGGATTTGCTCTGTGATTTCGCGCATGGCATCCGGCCCATATTGATTGGCTTCGCCTATCTGTCCGCCGTCCTGGCGTTCATGGGCCTGACCCGAAGGGGGGATTAAATGGAAGGCATCGCGGAATGGCTTGCCAAAATCTCTTGGCCCCTCGTGTCGCGCGTGCTGGTGGCGCTGGGCTTTGGCTATACCACCTATGAGGGGGCCGACACAGCCCTTTCGGGCGCCCTCAATGCCGCCAAAGGCGCATTTACTGGCCTGCTGCCCGAAGTCCTCCAGCTGCTGGCCATGTCCGGTTTCTTTGAAGCCATGGCGATCACAAGCGGGGGGATCGTCTCCGGCTTGGCCTGGATGGTCATGAAGCGCTTTGCGCTCCAGACCACGGGCGGGGCAGGGCAGGCGACATGATCACGCTGATCACTGGCGCCCCCGGCACCGGAAAGAGCGCCGCCCTTGTGGCCATGCTTGAGGAGCTGGGGCAGGGTAGGCAGCTCTACGTGAACGGCATTCCTGAGCTTGCGATCCCGCATGAGGTGCTGGACGAGCCCGAGCGCTGGCCCGAAGTGGTGCCCGATGGTGCTGTGATCATCATTGACGAGGTGCAACGTGTCTGGCGGCCGCGTGGCCCCGGCCAAAAGGTGCCCGACCACGTTGCAGCCCTGGAAACCCACCGTCACCGTGGCCTCGATGTCTACGTCATCACTCAGGGGCCCAACCTCGTGGATTCCAACGTCCGCGCCCTCGTCGGCCGTCACGTGCACCTGCGCGACCTGGGCATCCTGGGCCGCTGGTGGTACGAGTGGCCCGAGTGCGCCGACAACTGCCGCACCGGCTGGAAAAACGCCCCGATCAAGAAGCGCTACCGGCTCCCGAAGCGCGTCTTTGCCAAGTACAAAAGCGCCTCCATGCACGTGAAGCCTGTGCGCTCCGTGCCGTGGATGCTGGTTGTCATGGTCGCGGCCTTGGGCCTAACCGGCTTCCTCGGCTGGAAAGCCTGGAAGATGATTCAGGCCAAGGTGGCGCCTGCGGCCTCCGTGGCTGCTGCGCCCGCGCCAACGGCGCCACCTGGGCCGGCAGCAGCGCCGCCCCAGGCCCCGCCAGCGACTGCGCCCGCAGTCGTCGGCGGCCCGCCTGATGAGCGCGTCGATTTCGCCCCGCGCCTGTCGGATCGCCCATGGACGGCGCCGGCTTATGACCACCTGCGCCAAGTGGTGCACATGCCCACCATCGCCGGTGCGCTGTGCATTCGTGGCGAATGCACGTGCTTCGCGGGCGATGGCTCGCGGCTGCCCGAGGTGGGGGACAAGGCTTGCCGCGACTGGATGCAGTCGCGTCCCTTCAATCCGTACGTGCTGCCGCCGCCGCCGTCTACCGCTCGCGCCGCTTCGCCCGTCGATACTGGCGCGGCTGGTAGTCCGTCGACCGGGGATCAAACCGCGCCTGCTCCCGCTGTGAGCGCAACCGTAGTCCCACTACCTTCCGGCGTTTCGAACCCCATAGCCGACGCAGCGCCGCCCAGGCTATGGCCGCCAGGATCACCAGCGTTGCCGCTGCGATCCACGGATGCAGCGCCATCCAGCCCACCATTGCTTTGAACATGGCCGGAGTTTAGGGGTATGGGGCATCGCCCCATGTGGCCGCTGTCCCGCGCAGCGTGCCCCGTGCCTGGGGCGTCCGGTCTCCAGCGCGCCCGCAGCTCCTATGCTCAGTCGGTTCATGTCCTCGCACCGCATCGCGCGTCACGCCCAGGCGCCGGGCCAACCGCGTAGCGCCAGGATCAGGCAATAGCTGCCGTCTGCTCGTGCTTGAGAAACAATGCGCGCAGCGCCTCGGCGGTCTTGCGAGCAGTCAAGGTCTAGCCGAACTGGAATAGCGGTGAGTTCGCCGCCCGGTGTGGATCTGCAAGCATGCATTCCATCATCTCCAGCTGCCTACGCAATGCCGCGTTCTCGCGCTGCAGCGCGTGAGCATGACCGGCCATCGCTTGGCCGTAGTTCGCTGCCTCGCAGTCAGCCGCTGACCGTCCCCAGCGCGTCTCCCAAAACAGCGCCAGCATGATCGGCCTCGGCGCCTGTTCGGCGGTGAGGTAGCGCGCCAAAGTGCGCGGCGCGATGTCTAGATGGCGCGCGAGCTGCTCGCGCGAAGCCGGTATGTCGGCCGCCATCAGCTGCAGCGACGGCAAGCGCGCATGCGAAGGTGCACGAAACATTGTTCTTGTCGTTGTAACGTGTGGAGGCACGCTTATACAACGTTGTCAATACGTGTAAGCACCGAAAAGTCGCGGGCAGCCTGTCGAGAACGCCACGCGCTGACGTCCTAGAGTGATTAAACATAATATACATCGTATTTAATGCAAATCATTAGAGCGAACTTCGACGCAGGACCGCTACCATGCCTCCATGACCTCCCAAAGACCCGTTCCCCCCACCCAGCCCATCCACTTCGGCCACGC